GAATCGTCCAGGAGATCCGAAAGCTGTTTTTCCAGGTCGGAAACCTTTTTCACAAGTTCCTTTTTCTTGCTGGCGAATTCTTCTTTTGTCATTGATTCCGTGTCGTATAAATAAACGTCTGTCAATCTGGTTATAGCGTTCTTTGACTTCTCTATTTCGCCACGTACAAGCGCGATTTGTTCCGTCGTGGATCTTCCTTCATCATCGCCGGAAAAACCAACGTCTGGCAAATACGAACCTTTCCCTACGGTTCTAAAAGCAAGCGCCGCGAAGGTTTCTTTCAGGCCTTCCGAAGCGATACCGTGAACCGCTTCGAAATCCGGGCCTTTCAAAAGTTCCGCTTGCAATTTATCCAGGCTTTTTATGTTCTTGAAATTCTTCTGAACCCTGGCAAGGTTCGCCACGTAATTAAATACAAACGGCCCGATATAACTTTCGTTGATGGTTCGCGAATTGTCACAGTCCAACATTCGGGAACGCTGGGAACAGCGATACATTGACGGCCGCCAGCCGTTCGCCCTGGCGCGATCTTTTGTCGCTATCATATTAGCGCCACACTTACCACAAACCAGGTGGCCGGAAAATGTGTGAACATATTTCCGGGCGCGAAGATCTGACGTGTCGCGACTGGAAGCGTTTTCGTCCATTATACGATTACAGCGTTCGAATTGTTCCTTGTCGATGATTCCATGGTGATTATTTTCCCGGACGATCCATTCGCTTTCAGGCTTCAACGGGCCGCGGCCGGCTTCGCGCATATTATAGCGATACGTGCCGATATAAAACGGATTTCGAATAATATCGTGAATTAGCTTCGAAGTCCACTGGCCGCCGCGCTTTGATTTAATATGATGATTATTCAAATAACGCGCGATTTTCAAGCACGACCGAACCTTTTCGTATTCGTCGAAGATAAATTGAACAATCTTGACTTCTTCGGGATCCGGTTCCGGGAATTTGATTTCATCATTCCAGCGATAACCAACCGGCATACGGGCGCCGTTCCACAAGCCTTGTTCCGCACGATCTAACATAATACCGGTTACACGTTCGGAAGTCATGTTTCTTTCAAGTTCCGCAAAAATCAAAATAATTTTCAACATCGCTTCGCCGATTGCCGTTGATGTGTCGAACTGTTCGTTCATCGAAATAAAGGTGACTTTGTGTTCCTTTAATTCCTGATACATCGCCGCGAAGTCCAGAAGATTTCGGGAAATTCGATCCACCTTCCAAACGATAATATGTGAAAATTCACCGGCACGAACACGCTTCATCATTTCTTGAAAATGCGGCCGGTCGGTATTCTTTGCGGAATATCCGTCGTCTTCGAAAATAACGAAGTCGTCAATCCCTAGAAATTTACAATATTCTTTTAATTTCTTACGTTGAAAAGGAAGGCTGTCTTTGTCTATCTGGTAACGCGTGGAAACGCGGACATACAAAGCGGCCTTTTTCTTCGTCCAGTACAGAGCCGGACGCGCCTTTTTAATTTTTTGATATGCCAAAATTCGCCCCTTTCCCCAGGCTACCGAAAAAAGGGTACAAAAAAGAAAGCCGATTGATTTTTCAGGCTTTCAGTGATATAATATATTTGCTTATTTCCATATCAGAAAGCCGTTCTTCGGTGGCCTGGTATTAAAGCCGGTTAGCGATTGCAGTCGTTGACCGGCTGTTTTTATTTAATTCAATTTAACTTTTCTAATTCGAATTTTCCTTCCTTCATTGAAATGTTACATCGTAACGTTTGCGCGGCCAGAAAATACATGTGTTTGCAAGGCTTTTGACGGCGCTTGAAATCCTGACACGTGCAATTTTTCAGGGTTACAAGATAAACGTTCCCGGTCGTACCGACGATCTTTCCACTGTACCCGTTGGAAAGAAGCGTTTTGACTTTTATATCTTGTTCGACCGCGCGTTTGATTCGTTCTTGTTGCGGTTCTGTCTGGTGGATAGAATCATCGAACGGAAGGAAGATTCGATCGCTTTCCAGCGCTTTCTTTGCCGCCTTTTCGCCGGACTTCAAAAAGAAAATGAATAACAATACAAGAAGTATTATAAATATAATCATTCAATCAGCCCCTTTGTTATAGCGATTTTGTAAATGTGTTTACAAGGCTTGTGATCGGCCTTGTATTCGGCACACTGACACATTCCCAGGTTGCACCAGATTTCTTTTTCGTCGGTCGCCGCTTTTATTTGTGCAATTCCCTTCACTTCGTCCTGGAAGCGGATCGAAAATTCTTCCGTTCTTGCCCGGCGAAGTTTTTCTTTCTGGCCTGGTTCTTCGTGTACCGCCGCCGGCCATCGGTAAAACGGCGCGACATTGTGTTTCTTTTTCTTTTCCCACTTTAAATAGATTCGAATTTTATTCGCCCACACCAGCAGAAAAAGAGCAATCAAAACAAGTATGATCTTCAAATTTTACATTCCTTCCCGTATATAATAGCAGATTTTTATTCAGGTATAATATAAGTTGCGCCCGTCCGCACTTCGGAAGGCGGTGTTTAACGTGGAAAAGAAATTCATTTATTATAATCGTAAAAATGTCTATGCGTTATGTTACGCAAAACACAAAAAACTATATTACAACCTAAATTTCAGAGGACGAACAAAAATTATCCTTCTTATCTGGTAAAAGTGGAAGGTCGGGCGCCTTTTGGAAGCGCCTAACCCGTTTTTGAATCGTCAACACCTTCAACCGGTGGGAAGTTTTCTTCCAGTTCTTCCGGCGTTCTAGGCGCTTCTGATATGTAGTCAACATTTTCTTCGGCTTCTATAACGCGATAGAAGAAATCGCGAACAGCTTTTCTTTGTTCACCGCCCAGTTTCAAATACTCATAAACTAGGTTGAAACTGAATTCATCAAGATCGAATTCTTTTTTTAATTGCTCCATTGTGTCGGCCGGCGTCTTTATTTTCATTTCACCGTCACCATAACGAAGCCAGTCTTCATGTACCGAAAATTCAGAACATATCAATTTTACAATATGATCTTTAATTTCAACGCGGCCGCGCTCGATGTTATTAACCATGTCACGCGTAATCGAAAGGCGATTTCCGAAGGCTTCTTGTGTAAGCTTACAATTTTTTCGAAGTTCTTTTATCCTTTCGTGCATTTCCAAAAGTATCACCTCGCTTTCTGTAATCACAATATAACACATTAAAAATGGTAAGTCAACCCAAAGCAGAAAAATATTTTGCGCAGAAAGGGTTGACAAACCATTTTTTATGTTGTAAGATGGGTTTAACAACTCAAACAAAAACAAAAAAATGAGTTGCAAAACAAAAGCGCCGCCTGGTGATACAAGCGACGCTTCGAAGGGAACTAGCGACTACTTAAAGCCATAAAAGCATAAGTGACCGCATTTTTTACAAGGTTTCAGATAACCTTTGCGGCCGCCCTTGACAACCGGTTTCACCTTTTGGACGTGGTTGAACCGGGTGTCGCAGATGTAGTCACCGACCGGAACTTCGATGAAGCCCGTTTCCTTCGGCACAAAGTACATCATACCGACGCCCCCTTCCATATTGAATTAAATCGGGCGCTTGCTGGTGACAAGCCCCGGTAAAATTCATTATAAGGGGGAAGGCGTCGAAAATCAATCGGAAAGGGGGCCTTCGAATGGCTGATAACGAAAAAAACGTAACTACTGTTTGCGAAGAAGACAAGAAGTTCATTAGCGACATTATGAACCTGGCGCCAGAAAAGAAGATCCTTGTCAGAGGAATTCTGATCGGCCTTGACCTTCAGGAGAAACAGAAACCACTTGCGGCGGCCCAGTAAGCAAGGGCCGCACCTATCGACATATAGCCAGAAAGCCGACTGCAATCGGCGGCTGATGTGGAAATAAGCGAAAAGAGGTAAAGAAAATTGAATAAGGATTGTTACAGTATTCACGACACGTCCTTTTCATTTGTCAACAACACAGAAAGCAACGGGCCAAACTGGCACAGACAACGCTTTCATCATTACGCGCTTTTACATCGCGTGTTTAATATGTTGAGAAATGAAGGCTTCGAAATCGAAAAGGACAAAAACGTCCACAAGATTATTCGAAAAAGTCACTTTGTCGGACGACGCGGCGACCTGGAACTTTACGCGGAACGCTACCCTAGAGGATTCAAGATTGAATTCTTCCAGAATGTAAATTTTGAAAATCCAAACGGCGGCCGGTACGACATCGAAAAGTTTCAGAAAATGCCCTATATGATACGGCTTCAATACATAAAGTACATGAACAAAATCGTCCGTATTGTGAACCAGCTTGAAGATCTGGCGCCGGATCAATCCCGGTTAAATCCAAAGCTGGCGGAAGAATGGATCAAGGCGCGGTATGTGGAAAGCTGGCACCATGAACAAAAGGACATGAATTTCGGCCTGGCCGACCTGGACGGGCAAGAACAGCCGACCTATAACGGACTAGACCGCAACAAGAACGTTCTTCGAAATGGCGATGTGAAGTATTTTCGCCACTGGAACGGCTACCTTTACCGGGGCCGCATTTATCATAATATCAATAATATGTGGTGGGTTATCGTTGACAAATACACGGTTCGAAATGTAGCCGCTTTTGATTTGTTCGACCTGGCGCCGGAAGATTACCGCGGTCGTCAGAAAAAGCCGGTTCTTCCGAAGGAATACCAGGAACGCCGGAAAGCTATTGAAGCAACCAGCACGAAGGAACTTGTCAACGAATTAAAACGCCGCAAATATGCGGCAAATAAAAAACATAAAGGAAATAAGCATGGAAAAAATTAAGATGGTTGAATATTGCGGCGAAATGGTTCCGGCCGAATTGTGTACCATCGACCGCGAAGGCGGCGCCGATGATTTCGTCGGTTGCGGCGCTTGTTTCAATGATCCGGAAGGTTCCACTTGTGAAAATTGCGTTGTGAATCGCATTTTCAAGGAATACGCACGATTGACCGGACAACTTCCGAAAGCAAACATTCAGGAAGGCGAAGAACCGGACGTTGAAAATTTTATTATCAATTACGCCGACGGCACACAGAAAATCATTGACAAAGGTTTCTTTTGCGAAATGAAACCGGACGGCGAAGGAAGCGTTTTGACCTTCACAATGGCAAATTGTAGCGGCCAGGACTTAGCGGCTATCGTTTACGGTTGCATTGAGTTAGGCGAAAAGCTGGGATTCTTCGGAAAGAACACAAACAAGTGTCGTTCATAATATCAAAAACAGAAAGGAAATAAGCACATGAAAAAGCAATTTGAAACACCTGAAATCAAACCTATCTACACAAAGGAAAGCGTTGTTATAGTTCACGACGACGCCGGCGTTCCTTCCATCATGGTAAAGGTCGAAAACACCGCGCCTTCGAAGGAATTAGCTGATCCGATGTTCATTGTACGCGGTCAGGAATACCGCGAAATTTATCTTTCCCAGTTCTTAAATAGCATTTTCCGCGGTCGCGCTTGTAGCTTGCCGTTCGTCGATCCGAAAGCTTATATCAGCATGGACGACGCAATCGCCGCTTGTCGCGCAAAAGGCCCGGAATGGCACCTTCTGACCGTTCCTGAATGGAATTACATAATCAGAAACACACACGCCGGAATTCACGGAAACACAGACTTCGGCACATATCACGACGACAGCAACGAAAACGGTGTTCCTGGCGGCTATGGAAGAACGCTGACCGGTTCCGGCCCGGCTTCCTGGTTCCATAACGGCGACATAAAAACGGGAATCGCCGATGTGGTGGGTAACGTCTGGAAGATCATCGCCGGCCTTCGTTTAAGACGTGGCGTTCTTGAATACATGGAGAACAACGACGCGGCCGCACCCGACGCGGATCTTTCTTTCGAAAGCCAGGAATTCAAACCGGTTCTTGTGAATGGCCTTCCGGTAAAGATTGGCCCGAATGACGAAGGCGTTATGTGCATTACAACCGGCGAAGTAGGCGGATATGACGCCGTAGAACGAAACGAAGTAAAAGTTGAATTGTCAGAAGTGCCGCAGATCTTGAAGAATCTTGGAATTATCACCGACAACATGGATTCAAGCGAAGAATGGTTCGCCGCTGACGCAGAACTGGACGAAGCTGTTTTATTCGGTGGGGGCAGTTACTCCGACTCTTCGAACGCTGGGCCTTCCGCGTTGTTCTTGTACCACCCTCGTTCCCACGTGAGCGCGGCCGTCGGCTTCTTTTCCGCTTGTTTGGGTGATCTGTATATCCGATAACTGGAATCTGTTTTCCGCGCGGTAGCGCGGCTATTAGGCCCCTTCGGGGGCCGGAAAGGTGGAACTATGAGAAGAAAACCGACAAACCGAACTTCGTATCGTGAAGTTTGCGAATTATACCAGAAGCGCGGCCTGGAAGATTACCGATTGAGAAACGCCGAAGACGTTCTTTTCGTCCACGGGTTCGACATTAGAGAAACGACCGGCTACGAAGATTTAACAGAAGAACAGAAGGCTTTATTTGAAGCCTACGTTGTAACACACATGAACGGCGTCGGCATGAATACAAAAATTACGATGTGGCCGAAATCGGTTCATTACGTGAAAGAATACACCTATTGTTCGGCGCCTGAATGGGACGAAGAAGAACAGAAAAATATTCGCTGGCAGATCGGCCGCGAATGGATCATTTTGAAGGCCAACGGCCGGACAAAGAAATTCAAGAAATACATGGACGAAGGAAAGACCGAAGCTGACATTGACAGCGTTTCCACAACCGAAAAGGAATATCTTCGCGTTGACTGGAAGTATAACGGCGGTTCTGAATGGTTCCACGTAATCAAAGCAGACAAATATTATTAAGGCGGTGATTCAATGAAGAAGGTAAATGATAACGGAAATAAGAACCAGGTTGAAAACCTGAAAAGCATTTTGAAAGGCTTCGGAATTACTACGTCCGAAGAACTGGACGACGCCCTTTCTGACGCCTTAGAAAGTATGACATTAGGAATTATGACGGAAGCCATCGCGGCGCCGGCAAATTCAGCATAAAGGAAAAGCGCAACGCCAAAGATTGGAACCCTGGAAACGTTGCGCTTACCGGTCGCACCGTCGAAAGCACAACCTTTAATTATTGTAAAGGAAAATGCGTAAAATGTCAAGTTTTAATGAACGACACAAGTTTTACGCCGACGGTATTACACGCGTAACAGATCCATTCTGGAAGTTGACTTGTAAAAAGTGCGGCGAATTATTTATGTCGTGTATTTGTATTGCTAAATGTCCGCGGTGCGGATCGGTCGAAAATTCCGGCATGCTGGGCGACAAGACCAAAGAAGAAGTAATCGCCGAACGTGGCGAACCGAAAAATCCTGGCTTTTTAGATGGTTAAAAATCAGAGTTTGTCAGAGAAAATCAGAGTTCGTCAGAGTTCGTCAGAGTTTATCAGAGTAAATCAGAGTTTATCAGAGATAGAAAGGCGGTGGAACTTTGAACAGACTTGGTTTTCTGGTGTTATCCATCTTGAAAACAAACGGGGCCACAGACAAACTTTCTTCCATGTCTGTTCGTGAGATAACAGAAACGGAAGATTACGGCTACAAAGAAAACACTATTTTCAAAAAAATTAAGGATTTCGAACAATCGGGCTACATCGGCCGCGGCTTGAAAGAAGGACGCGCCGACACGTTTTACATAACGTCCGAAGGGTGCGAATTCCTGGAAAGGGAAAGACAATGAAAAACAGCAAAACAAAAGCATTGATTACAATTTTAACGTTTATTTTCTTCGTCCTGGTTATGGCTTACGGTTTATTTGTTATCCGTACCCAGGAAGCACAAATCGAGAAATTGCAGACCGCGAATCCGTATTCCGGCCATGTATTTTCGACAATCCAGGTTTACAACGAAGAAACGGGCGCCTGGGAAACATACCAGGGAACACTTGATTTCGATTGCGGCCTACACGGCGAATGGTTGTATGAGGTGAACGGGCTTGAAGCTGTCCTTACCGGTGCGCGACACATTGGAAGCATAACGCCGGAAGGCGAAGAAGAATATATTCTTCCGACAAGCGAAGAAGGAAAGATTCAGATTTGCACCGACACCGGCGAAATATACACCTTTTACGGAATCATTGTGACACCACTTCCGGGCGATGATTGCTTGTATTATATGCCAACAGCCGAACTTGTGGAGTTCGATACTTATTAACAAAAAGGAGAATTTGACAATGAAGAATAAAATCGCATTTGTAGCGGTCGGCCAGGCCGGCGGCAATATCGGACAACTTTTTGAACAGAAGGGCTTTTCCGTCCTTTACATTAACACTTCCCAGGAAGATCTTAACACTTTAGAAAAAGCAAAATTCAAATACCATATCCCAAACGGGGAAGGTTGCAACAAAGACCGCCGCAAGGCGAAACAGCTTATTATTGACGATTACGACCAGATCGCCGGCGAAATCGAAACAAAAATCAAAGCGGAACTTATTTTTGTAATTTTTGCCAGTGGTGGCGGAACTGGATCCGGCGCTGGCCCTATGCTTGCAGATCTGATGATTGATGATGGTCGCACCGTTGGCGCCATGACGATTGTTCCGAACCCAGACGAAAGCGTAAAAGCCCACATGAATTCTTACGAATGTTTTTCGGAATTGACACAGATTTCGGGCCTGGCTTCGTGTTTTATTATCGACAATCAGAAGGGCGAAAAGCTGGAATTGAATTCTAAATTTGTTGAAGACTTTTGTTCGTTCCTGGAAATACCGGCAAAACATAAAAGCGTAAAAGGAAATATCGACAAGGCCGAAATAGTGGAAACATTGAAGGCACATGGAATGGCCGTTGTGGTTCGCCAGAAGGCCCAGGAAAGCGCCGAAATCATTCAGGCCTTACAACAGAACCCTTTCGCGCCTATTGAGCCGGATCGCGCCGTTAAATACATAGCCGCTTCATTATCTGGCAACGTGAAGATGGCAGATCTTGAAAAGGCGCTTGGTGTTCCGATTGACAACTTCCAGACATTCAACGAAGCAGAAACAATATGTTGTGTTTCCGGGTTGAATTATCCACAATCACGTCTGGATATTGTGTATAACAAGGTTTCTGAAAACAAAGAAGTGATTAAAAAGAATCTTGCGGCAACCAGGGAAACGGAGTTGAAAAAGGACGTAAATTTCCTGGACGAATTGGAACCGGCAAAGAAGCCGGAAGCAACCGCGAAGCCGCAATCGAGAAGAAATATTATGAGCAAATATTTA